ATCTTTGTGGTTGTCTTCGGTCGCAATCAAGTGGCGAATCTCGCGGTCAGTTTCCGCAAGTTCCTCTTTCGTAGTCCTCGTTTCCATGCACCGTCCTATGTTTTCCACTCATCGGGTATTCGCAAAAGAGTACTGCTGCAACAACGGCAGGTAACGAGGCGAAGTGGCGATGGCTGCTTCCGCCACATTTGCAGTCGCGCGCGATGCCGCTCTAGCTTTCATCCCACTCGCTACGTCAATGGCGTACTGTGGGTTCTGCTGACTAAAGGCAAGCGCCGCTTGCAAGGCTTCAGTCGGGTCACCTCCCTCATCGAACACTCGGTAAAGCTGATTGGAAAGCACAGTCTTGCGCTGTTTCAACAGTCCATCACGCTGCCTGAAGGCGAAGTTTACATCGGACTGCTCGGCCTTAACCGAGGGGGTAAAGCCAAGCGTCTGCACGACAGCCGCCCACGGGGTAACTTCCATCGGCAACGGGATACCATTCGCAGTGGTGTAGCCCTTATCCAGCATCTTGCCGGTCTTGAGCGGGCCGCGCAGCGCGAGCGGGGCCATCTGCATCAGCCCCTCCATCACGAAGCCGTCGCTCATCTTGCCGAGGCCGGTCAAGAACTCCTGCGTGGCGCTCACCGCCGGCCCCATCATGTCGAACGCGCCCGCTTCCATCTTGTCTTTGAACATGCGGCGGTCGGTAAAGAACCGCGACCCCGGCACCACGTCGGCGAGGCCCGCACGGGTGCTCGTATCGAACCCCAGCACCGCACGAGGCACGCCCCGCGCAATCGCCTCTCCTACGTCCTTTCCAAAGACTTCCGCAAGCCACGCGCGGAACGACGCCTTGATGTCGGACGGGTCATCATCGCTGCCGGCTGCTGCGTCGTACAGGCGCGCTACCACACTCGCCAGCGGCAGCCCCAACGCACCCGCAATCGTGGCGGTCGTCGCCAGTACTCCTGCCAGCGCCTTACGCGCAGCCAGCTTGTCTTCCGCCGACGCACTCTTCGCTACTGAGTCGTACGCCATGCGGTGAATCAGTTCCATCACCTGAAACGAGTAGTTCTGGAACGAGGTAAGCAGCGGCGTAACCTTTCCGGCTAAGCCGTGCCGTCCGAACGCCGGGGCCGTGTTGTAGTCCGAGTAGTTGAACTGCGTAAGCTCAACCGCGCGGATCGCGGCAGCCGTTGCACGCTCATGCGCCGCCGGGCCACCGCGCGCCGCGTCGAGGTTATACGCTGCGAGCGCCGCCGTAAGCCGGTTGACGACTTCCGAGTAGTGGCTGCCCGTCGCCAGCACGCGCATCGTCACCTGCCACGCATGTGCGGTACCGGACGCAAGCGACGTAAGTTCACGCGCGAGGCCGAGATCGAGTTGGCCTGACCGCATCAGTTCCACGATCATGCTCTGTTCGCCAGCAGACAGGTCCGCGCTGCCATGCACTGACAGGTTCGCCGCACCCTCGACTCCACCCGCGACCCCGCCTAGCGTCTTACCAGTAACCCATCCTTCCTGTGATGCTTGCTTGACCAGCGAGATCGCCTTGGCCGACGCGCGCCCCATCTCCTTCGCTGCGCGCACGAACCCGTACGTGCCCCCAAGGTACGGTAGCGTCAGGTGATACGGCTGCATCAGGTTGGTCAGCATGAACGCCGGGCTGGCCGCAAGGAACCAGTTGTAGCCAAGTGCCTTGAACTTGTCGATCAGGGGCGACTCGACGCGGTTGATCTTGTTGCTGAACCGCTGCTGAAAGCTGCTGAGCACCGCCTGCGCTTGCTCTTGGTGCTTCACCGATTCTGCTGTAGGCCCGCCCTTGGGCGCACGCATGTCATTGACGACATCCTGCATCTGCCTGAAGGCGTCGTTGTGCATCGGCATCGTGTACGAGTTCGAGATCAGCGACGACGCGCCTGCGCCGCGCTTGACGAAGCTGCGGCGGAACTCCGCGTCGTAGCCGGGCACGCCGCCCTCTTTCCGGCGCTTGAGCGCATGCGAGGGCGAGTCATCGCCCATGTGACTGTAAACCTCGGCGATTAACGCCTCACGGAGTTCCTTCTTCGCCTCGCCCTCGAACTGATCCGAAAGATTACTGGCGATCTGTCGCAGCGTGAACGACAGCCCTTTGTTCAGCGATGACAGCGAGTTCGTATCCGAGAGAACCCCCGCACGCGTCGTATCGGCAGTGATGACAGTTGGGCCAAGCGCATTGACCGCATCCAGCGCCTTCATCTGGTCGGACGCATTCTCGAAGCGCATGAACACCTTGCGCGCTTGCGTCGGGGTGTCGATCACCTTACCGGCAGTGCTCAGCGCCGCCTGCATCTTCTGCCACGCAACGTCGCCGGGAGCCACGGTAAACTCAAGGAAGTGCTCACCCGAACGACCAAGATGCACGTATGGCGATGCCACCGACTTACGATAGATCGACTCGATCAGTTCGGTTTCCTGCGCCAGCGCCGAGTTCGTGCCCTTTTCGGCATCACGGACGGCCTTGAGCGCCAGATCAATCCGATGGGATAAGTTCGCGGTATAGACATCGGCGAAGAATTTCGTGTTCGGATTCGTACCCTCGTTCAGCTTCGGGTCCATGATGTTGAGCAAGCGGTTGACCGTGCTCACCACCCCCGGCTGCTTCTTGCCGTACGCCTGCGTGTTTAGCTTCAGCAAGTTCGCCGAGTGCTGCATGTAATGCTTGCGGTTGACCAACACCGCACGCTGCAACGTCTGCCGCACGATGGCGGGTTGCTGCTTCCACAGCAGGTGCAGTTCGTTGACCCGCGCCTTCAACGAGGGGTCGAGGTTCTTGTTGAACGTCGCCTTGTTCTCGTCGTAGTTCTTGGACAGGTCGATGCCGAGCCGGCTGGCTCCACCACCAAGCTCCTGCATGCGCGCATCAACGGCTTCTCGTCCCTTGCCCAACTTGGCGAAGTACGCGTTCAGCGGCTTCAACACCTGCTCGATCTCGCTGTTCACCTGCTGGCGAATCTGCATGCCAGTGCGGTCAGCTTCGTTGTAGAGCTTCATCCCCGGCAACATGCCGGCGAGGTGCTTGATGCGCCCCACCATCTCGATCAGGTGTGCAGTGGACGCGAGCTTCATCCACACCGCGCTCCACGTGCCGGGTAGGTTGCTACGCATCTGGCTAGAGAAGCCGTCGAGCTTCTGCGTCAGCGCCGACACGGTGTTGTCGGTCATGCCAAACGCCGCCGTGATCGAGTGGTCGAACTCCAGCCCCGTCGCCGCGCCAAAGCGCGACTCGCCGAGGAACGGCAGGCTGCGCGAGATCGCTGCTTCAAGCGCCGTGCCAAGTTCCGGCTGCGGGCCACCGAAGATCGCGCCTACCCAATCCTTGAACCGCTGCCACAACGAACGGTTGTCAAACGCCATCGTGCGTAGCTGTTGTTGCATACGCTCGTTGGAGAACACCTCCGCAACGAACTCTTCCTCGATCCGAGACTTATCCTGTGCGGTAAACCCAACCGCCTCGATGATTGCGCGCAGATCGTTCAGCCGCGCCACTGCTGCCGCTTCTTCGCGGGTTCGCTCGATCTTCTTTTCCGCTGCCTTGGCGAACAGAATATTGCCCACCGATGCGGCGTGCGTCACCTCATGCACCACAGTGTGTGGGTTCGCGCCGCCGGGAAATACCCGCACGGTGTCGGTGAGATGCTGGTACTTGCCGTACACCCGGTTACCATCGGGAGCGTACGAAATGCGATTGACCAGCACAACCTTCGTCTTCAAACCAAGCAGCCACAACGCGTGCGCTATCTTCTGCATCCAGTCGGACGGGCCGTTCTGGTCGAGCATCGACAGCACACGGTCGAGGTTCCCCCGACCAAGTTCTTGCGCGAGCGAATCGGAGTGCGTGTAATTCGGAAGCTCAGCCTGCGCATATTCAAGACCGGGATCGCGGGCAGCCATCTCACGCAGCCGATCTTCTTGCGTCGGACTGATGGTCACCCTATCGGGGTTAGACAGCCCCTTCTCTTGCGCAACGCGCATCTGGTACGCTTCTTTGTAAAGCTCGTACGTGCGCTCAAGAGCCTCATCGGCAACCTCGTGCACGGCCATGTCCAAATCGCGGATACGGTCAGCCTGCGCAAGCCGAGAATTACCTTCACCGGGTTTCGTCGGGTCGTAGCCGGCAAGCGCCGCATCGTAGTCCTCGGGATAGTTCTGCTTCAGCCACTTGAGCGCGCCTTGCGCATTGGCCTTTTCCTTGGCCGCTTCCGGCATCTCTGCCGGCGTCAACTCGACGTTGGTGCCCTCGACGTTGCGACCACGTGCGAGGTTGTACGCCTTGCGCACGTCAGCAATCCACTGCGCATTATCAGCAAACCCACGCGTGCGCTTGGGGTCGTACTGGTTCGTCTCGAACGAGAACAGCATCGCCTCGTCCACATTACGACGATACCCCGGCGGCACTAGCGGGTTATGCGTCATCCGATACTCGGTCGCGCGCCCCAACCGACGCACCTCGAACTGCGAGCGCGGCGGGGGCCGCGCACCAGCGATGCCTTCGCCTTTGAAGTTCGGCGTGTCGTATGTGATCGTCCCATCTGGCGCGCGGGTTTCCCACTCGCCATATCCAACAGAACGTGCCGGCGTTTCTTCGCCCGTAGAAGTAACCACCGCAGATTTAGCGGCGGGGGCTGCCGGTTTGTTGACGATGCTCTCTAGCAGCGCGCGTGCTTTCGGGTTATCGCCGGGGGCGGCATTCAGCCGCTCCAAATGCGCTCGCGCATCGTCCAGAGTAATTTCCGTTGCAACGCCCTTGGCTCCCTGCATAAGCCGCTGCCACTGCGACTCCAACCGTAGATTGGCGTCGATGGCATTCTGGCTTCGTACCCGCGCCGTAGCGGCGTCACCTGCTTCAGTCGAAACAGGTGCGCCCGCTGTCGCCGCTGTCGTAGCTGCAAGGGGAGAACCAGCTTTGCTTTTGGCGGCAGCAGGCGCAGGCGGTGCGGCTGGTTCTGCCTTTAGCAGCCCTTGCCCTTTTTCATCACTGACCCCGGCTTCGGCATTCCCTTGCCCCCCTTCGATGAGAAGGGGGTCTTGGAAGCTGCTCCCGGTGACTTCTTTGCGAACGGATTCGGCTTGCTTGCCATTTTGACTCTCCTGCGTAGGTTGAACGGATGTTGCCCTGATGTCCTGCCCGCCCGTTAGCTGCGTGTAGAGCGCGGCAACCTGCTGGTTGTACGCCGGGCCGGCTTCGCCCTTGCGTGAATGCCAAATCTCGCGCAAAGCTTCGGGCAGGTTCGCCCGGTCCACGCTGGCAAGGCTCTCCCGTACCGTCTTGGGCATGCCCGGCAGCGTTTCCTTCAGCGCCGCGATCCGCTGCTTGGTACGATCTATTGGAGCCTTGCTGGGAGCCTCGGCAGGGACGATCCGGCTCTCAGTGGGCAGCCCCAGTATCTTCGCCATGCCCTGCCCCGGTTTCTCCTGCGGCGCGGGGGGTTTGGCAGCCGCTTCAAGCCGGGCTGTAGCGTCAGCAACCACTTCGGACTGCGGCGTGCGCGGGCCAAACGCGAGTTCGCCCTGCACGCCCGTCTCGGGGGCCGGCTGCGCTTCCGCCTGCTTGGCGTGTTCCTGATCGTTCAGGTACGTCAGATACGCATCCTTGATGCCCTGCTGGGTAGTACGCCCACCAACCGCAAGCGGGCCTGCCCGCCCCGCCTTCACCTGTTGCGCAAATTCGGAGAAGCTCAACCCCGGCGACTGTTGCGCGAACTGATAGGCAAGGGTGTCAACCCCCCGCTGGTTCTCGGCCTGTGCTCGGGCCGCGTCGCGTGCTACTGCGGCCTGATCTGCGGCTTGCGCAGCGGCGGGGTCTGGCGCGGTCGTGTCGATCTTCGGCGCTTGCTCAGTGAGCAACGTCGGATCCTGTGTCTGGTCAGTAAGTAGCGGTTGCCCTGAAGGCGCTAACTGCTCGCGGCCTACGCGCCCCTTCTCTTCCTCACCAACACCCTGCCACGCCTCATCGAACCACTTCGCGTCTTTCAGTCGGTCGAGGCGGTAGAGCGAGTACTGCTCCTTGCCAACCATCGGCTCCATCTCAGATGCGATGGTCTTCAGCGCGGCATCGGTTTCCTTCGCCGTCGAGTCAATCCGCTCGATTGTGTCGAGCGCCTTCTGGTTCGCGCGCTGCTTGCTGCGGATACCGAGCGCACCGAACGGACCCATGAAGGCCGTCATCGCCAACGTCGGGCCAATCGCCGACGTGGCAGCTTCCCACGGATCATCCTTGGAAATGCCGGCGTTCTTCTCTACGGCAGCCTCGCCGTAGTTCTGGCCCATTTCCGTGCCTGTCTCAACCGCAGCGGTTTTCGCAAAGTCACGGGCGAGCGCCGGCAGCAGCTTCGGGTTGCGAACCGTCTGAAGAGCTTCGTCAACCGCGTACTTCTTGCCAAGAATGCGCGGCAGCGCGCCAGTGATGAACTTGCCACCGACCCACGTGCCGAGGGTTTCGCCGACCCCCTCGATGAGCGCCGCCTTCAGTGCGGCAGACTTCACCTGATCTTCGGGCACACCGGCCTTCATGCCCTTTTCGTACGTGTCCTGATACTGCGACCCCGCGAACACCGCACCACCTGCGGCACCAGCAATGCCCATCGCCGCCGCAGCAGGCACACCCCCAGCAGCAAGCACCGGCAGCGCAGCGAGCGGAGCTACGCTCGGCACGAGCATCGACGCGCCCTGCGCTATCGCATTGACAACCCCACCATGCGCGCCTTCATTCGTATCGGCGGCGTACTGCGGCTCGCGCGTGTCCGCACCCTGCACGATGCTGTGACCCCAGTCGTACAGCGTGTTGCCCTGCTTGCCGGTCGATTCGAGCGCCTGCCCGAACATACGCGGCAGTTCCACCATCGCACCACGCTTGAAGCCAGTGCTGATCTCGCCAAGCGCACTGCGAGGCTGCGCAGCAAGCTCGTCCTGCTTCATCGCCATAGCAACGCGGCGATCTGCTTCCTCCCGCTGTGCGGGGGTTAGCTTCGCGTATGGGTCTTCTTCCTCCACCGCCTTCTTGGCGATGGGGATGTACCCCGGATTCTTGATGAACTGATCCAGAGTCGGCAGTGCGAACTCAGCCATGTTGGTTTACTTCCCGCCGAGGATGTCTTCGGCAGCTTTCTTCTGGTACGGCTTTGCCGCAGATGACGCGGCCAACTTCTTCTTCGCATCTATCGAAAGCACCTGTTGCGAGCCGTCGGGATGCAGAATGACCGTATTGCCTTGCATATCCTCGTGGAACTGCGGAGCACGCGGTAGTTGTGGCTGCCGTCCCGCCGTCATGTATTCCTTGCCGGATGCGGGGTCGCCCGCCTTGTACGCCTCGACGCCCATCGTATCGAGCGTCATTTGCGGAAGGTGGGGGGCCAACGTGTAGTCCTGTCCACGTCGCGTCGTTTCCGCATCGACGTTGGTACGGTAATTCGCTGCACCCGTCGTGGCGTCGATGCCGTACTTGTGAGTCGCATCCTGCTGCATGCCGAGGCCATAGTTCAGGTCTTGCCCGCGCGTAGCGACGAAGTTCTTCATGCCTTCCAACCACGGTTCGTTCTGTGCGCGCATCATGGATGCGTTCGCACCCAGCGCGCTCGCGTTCGCCGAGATCGTGCCCGAATCCGCGTTCTGCGCGGCAACGGCACCAGCGATCAGCCGATCACGCTGCTTGGCAAAACCACGCGAGCGCCACGCGCCCGCAATGCTGCCGTCTTCAGCCTTACCGGATAAATCGTGGTAGCCCTGAATCGCCGACATGAGACTTGGCGAGAACAGCCCGCCGCCACCGCCGCCACCGCCGCCAGTCGGTACTTGTTGGTACTGCTGCTGCATACGTGGCAGGCCGAAGTCCACGCCCGCGCTCTGCTTCAGCGCGAGCCTGTTGGTGATGTTCTCGACCTTCGGCGCACCGGGGTACGGGTCGTTGCCGTTGTTCGGATTCGGCGGCATCTTGCCGGGCGGCAGCGCCGCCTTGGGGATCGCGCTGGCTGCACTGGCTGCGTCGAACCCCCTGCGGAACTCCGTGGGGTACGCCGGCTGATCCGTGCCTTGCGCATCGGCAGCGACGTTAACCGCATTGGCTGTGGCCGCGTTCGTTGGGTAGCCGTTGTTGTTGAGCGCGTTCTGCACCTGCATCCCAATCGGTGCAGGCGTGTCTTTGCTTTTCCCGTACACCACTTCCGTCATCGACGGGAAACGGTTGTGCGTCATCTGTGCGGCTTGCCACGGGTCCATGTCACGCGCTCCACGTAAAGCCGTTGCGTCCAAACTGGAACTGCATCGGCGCGAACATCTTGCGGCGCATGTCTTTCAACACGCCGGCAACAGCATCCTCGAATGCGGTCTTGTGCTTATCCGCAGCAGTAGATGCACCATCGACATCCGAAGTGTTCTGCGCACGATACGCAGCCCATTCCAGCATGTCGAGTTGATAGTCGTCGTCCAGTTCACACTCCTGCTCCATGTCATCGAGCGTGAACATCACCAGCGGCTTGCGCGCGACGCGGAGTCGAATGAGCTTGCCCGCTTGTTCCGTAGCCGGCGCGGGCCAGACGGTCAGGTTGACCCGGTGTTCCTCCACCGTCTCGTCCGTGCCGAAGGCGTACGGACGCCCCGGCGTAAGCGGCTGCGGGGAGTTGGGGTCAAACGACAGCGGGTCGGGCGGCGTCATGTACTGCATGAGCGAGCGCCCCACGCGCGCGAGATCGTTCGGGTCGGTATCGTAGCGCGCCGACACTACCGACAAGATTGAGCCGTGGAGAGCGTACAACGAAACGCCAGCATCGAGAGGCACTTCAACCACCTCTGGCGTGCTGGCGTCGCGCAACGCGAGCGTCCGACGCGCGAACCGCAGGTACGCGTCGTTGATGTAGCGGACTAGCGTTTCATCGGACCAAAGATGATCGTCGGGGCCAGACGCCAGTTCTGCATCATCGCGTAGTACGTTCCCCCGAAGCTCGCTGAGCAAGGCTTCGAGGTTCATGATTTACGCCACCGCGAGCGTGACCACGCGGTAGGGGAACCGCAGCCGCTTGCGGTACCCGACGATCTGCTTCGTCACCGGGTCCACTTGCGGAACGTCCTGCACCGCCTGTTCGAGCACGTTGACGAGCGTGATGGGAACCTCCACCGGCTCGCCGGGGCGCAGCATCCACGACCGTTCGTTGACTTGGATGAACTGCCCGGTCGGGGGGATGTTGTCATTCTCTTCGAGGACGATGGTGACCTTTTCCTCGGCTACGTTCTTCTTGCCACGTGGCTTGAGAGCTTCCACTTCGTCGTCACTGGCGAGAAGTTCGCCGATGTCTTTGCGCGCCATGTTTCCCTCTGAGGTTAAGTGCTGCTTACTCGTTGCCCCACAGCTTGCCCTTGCCCTTGCCCTTCGCCTTCTGACCGCGAACATCGCCCGCCGCTGCCATCGCTTCAAGCTGCCGGTTGTTGTATTCGAGAATCTGCCGCGCCTTCGCTGCCGTCAGGCCGCGATACTCACCGCCCGGCATGTCGGCGATAGGCTTGCCGTCACACTTGGCTTCCGACGCGAACTGCGCGACGTAGGGACCGCAACCGGCCTTGTCTTCGCACGCGCGAACGGCAGCGAATTTCATCACCTTCGTACCGTACTTCTTGGCGTCGTCAACGTCGATGTTGGCCGCACCGACAGTCTTGCCGCCGAGTGTTGCGAAGTGCGTGCACTTCGCTTCATCCAACGTCGGGAAACATGCGGCATCCCGTTGATCGACGATCTGCCCCGTTCCGGTCACGACGCACGCAGCCCCGACCGACGTTGCGAACGCCAACGAGAACAATGCAAAAATCACGTTTTTCATCAGTCTTCCTCGGACACTGCACGGTTGAACGCTGTGCCCATGTCTTCATCGGGCGGTTCCAGCGAGTCAAGGTGCTTGGTTATGAAAGCCGCAACCTCGGCGGTTGTGGCGAATGCGTACTCTTTCCACGGATCGACGTACGGCGTTTTCGGGTTCTTGTTCTTCTTCTGCTGCGCAGCGTCAGGAATCTCGACCGTAAACCCGTTGGTCAACTTCTCGATCTTGCAAACGGTTTCGGACATGATGACCTCCTTTAAGGCCGGGGGGCCGAAGCCCCCCGGTGAGTCATCAGCCGATGGCTTCCCACACGTGCGACTTCGACGCAATAATGATCGCCGCCGCAACGGTGAACGTGCCGGCATCACCGCCCGCCGCCGTACCGACCGTAATGCCGTTGGTCGTTTCCAGCGACGACGTGCCGTTGGCCACCTGCTTCGTTGCGCCGGGACTCGTCATCCCTTCGATCCACTCGTGCTTGATGCTGTCGGTGACGTTCGTCCAGCGGATGATGCGCGGAGTGAAGCCGCACGTGAACTTGGTCGCGGTCGCGCCACCCGCATCCGTGACTGCGATGCCCATGGCGTGGTTCAGAACTCCAGCCGCGTTCGACTGGGTGTTGGTGGTGAATCCTGTGGTCATGATTTTTCCTCAGTGAAAAACGTGGAGTGGGGTTACGTGCGCGACCAGTTGAACGTGATCGTACCGTTGATGAGCAGATTCGCATCCGCGTCGATGTCGGTCAGAGTCGGGACGCTGATATTGAAGAACGCGTCCGAGTTCGTGGTCATGTCCAACGCCGTCACGCTCATCACGCCTTCACACCGGAATGCAGCCACCGGGGTGTTGATCGTAGTTGGCGCACTGAACGTCGTGACCTGAACGATGTTCTGTTCCGTGGTCGCCAGCGTCGCATTGGCCTGCGTCACCGTGCCCACACCGGCCCGGCAACTCACACCCGACTTCAGCGTGGATGCAATGAGCGACGTGTTGGTAACGTCGATGACGGCGCTGCACCCGTGGTTGTACCACTTGCCTTTCGGGAAGGTGTAAACCTTGACACCATTTCCCAACTCGGTATCGCGGCACAGCAGGGGCATGTTCTTCAGCGTCAGGATCGTGGTGCGCAAATTCGCCGCACCCGATTCCGCTGCCGTCACGTACGCATTCACCGCTGCCGGAACTGCGCCGGCGGTGCCCGCCCCCATCTCACCCCGCATCGCCTGAAGGATCTTCTTGATCTCAGGGTCCAGCAATGCTGCCTGAATGTATCCTGCGTCAGCCATATCAATCTCCTTGGTTGTCAGGGGGCCGAAGCCCCCCGAGATTGATTAGGCCGTGACCGCGACTTCGCAGCGCACGAGGTAGGCGTCTTGCAGGATGACGGCGGATTGCCATGCCTTCCAGCCGACCGTGCCGCGTTGCGCCAGCGGGTCGCCCGCAGCCGGCTTCGGATTCACGACCATCGGGGTCAGCGAGTCCTTGCCCTTCAGCGGCACGATGCCGTACGCGTCGCGCGCGATGTAGAGGATCGGATACACGTCGGCGTTGGTGCCCGTCGTGGAGCGCATCGACCCCTTCGCACCACCCGCGTCAGCCCACGGCGCGAAGATTGTGCTGGTCAGGTAACGCACGCGCTCGACCGCACCGATCTCGTTCTCGTACGGCGTGGTCGTGCCGTACTGCTTCGGGTTGATGTAGCCGGCCATCGTGCGGATGTCCGTCTCGCAGTCGGGGTGACACAGCGCGATGATCGCGCCTTCCACCGGCTCGGTACGGTAGTCAGGCGTGGACTTCACGACCGACGTAATCATCTTGCCGTTCTGGCGCAGAATGCTCGTGGTGATCTTGCGCTGCACTGCCAGCGAGATCGGCGTGTTGACTTCGGTACGCAGCGGCGTGCCGTCGTCGTTCGCGTAGAACACGTTCGTGCCAGCCTTCAGGATGTTGAAGCGGATCGTCTCGATGGTCATCGAGGCTTGTTCCGCCATGATCGCTGTGGCTTCGCGCAGAATTGGGTCTTCGTGCGTGTCCATCACGACATCGGAGATGGTCACGTAGTCGCCGTACTGGTTCAACTGAACCGTGTAATCGACCGACGCAAGCCGGTTACCGGCGGGCGTCACACCCTCGACCAGCGGCGACAGCGCCAGCGGCGTGTAGAACGCGTTGGCAGGGTTGCCCGAGCCAGCAGCGCCAGTCGCGCCTTGCAGGAAGTACCGGCGGAACTTCGCGGTCTTGGTGTTGTTCTGCGGGATCGGGTAGTTCTGCCCGAACTTCTCGATGACCATGTAGGGCATCGCGCGGGTGAGCAGTTCCTTGATAACGTACGCAGCGGTGCGGGGCGAGATGTCGCCGTAAACGATAGTGCTTGCCATGATGGTGTTTCCTCGTTGGGTTTAGTCGTTACTTGCTGCTCACGGCCTCATCCCACGCCGAATCGAAATCATTCGGGTCGGTTGCGGTTGACGTGGCAGTTCGCTTGGAATCGACCACACCGAGCGCCTTGGCCGCTTTCTTGGCTGCCGCCGGTAATTCGGTCACGCTTGTTGCCGAGGTGGGTACCCCGGTTCCTGCAACGACCTTGGGCTTGTCAAGACCCTTGGCTCGTTTGTACTCCGAGATGAGGTCGATCACGTCGCTAACCTCACCCTCTTCGATTGTGGCGAGCGCGACGCGCTTCGGCATCCCGCTCAGCCCGTTGGCGTACTCGACCACGGCTTCGTACATCGGGTCGTCGTAGTCCTTGTGCACCTCACGAATCGCTTGCAGCGTCGTGGAATCCGCCACAGTCTCGGCGGCTTGCGCGCCCTGCTGCACGAGCGGCCCCCACACGCGTTGAATCTCGCTGAACACGTGAGACACAAGCTGCTGGTACTCCGCGCGCCGCGTCAATGCCTCGCCCCGCGCGACATCCGGCCAGTCCTTCGCATACTGGGTAAGGAAGTCTTGCTCGTCTTTCGCGTACAGCGGGGGCGCATCGACCGGGGGCTTCTCCGGTTCCGGCGGTTGAACAGCGGTAGGTTCGGCGGGTTGTTGCGCCGTGACCTTCGCTTCCAAGTCCTCGAACCGCTTCTTCCAGTCAACGTCCTCGGTTGAGGTCGTGCCTTTAGCCGCCGGGGTTGAGGTCGTGCCTTCAGCCGCCGGGGTTGAGGTCGTGCCTTCAGCCGCCGGGGTTGCGGGCGTGCCTTCAGCCGCCGGGGTTGCGGGCGTGCCTTCAGCCGCCGGGGTTGCGGGTGTACCTTCAGCCGCAGCAGCCGGCGCAGCACCTTCGTTCGGAGCAAGAGCCGAATCACCCTCGGGGGGTGAGGGTTCCATCAACGAGTCGAACGCCGACGACATCGCGTCGTAATCGTTAGGCGGCGTGGTTTCCGCCGGCTCGGTGGTCTTCTTCGGGTCCATGAGGGTGCCTTATATGTTAGACGGTGGTTGGTTGTCAAACCTCTGAGGTTGTGGCAGAGGGCGCTCTGTTAGGTATTTCAGCATGCGTCGAACAGCGCGCCCTTCCCCCTGTAGCTCCAACACCTCGCTGGGTTGAGCATCGAGCAGCTTGGTTTTGATCGCTTCAAGTTCCAATCCGCACAGCCCTTCGAGCGCCTGTCCTATGGGTTCTACGCGCGCATTGCGCAGCGTCTCCCGCCACGACTTTTCCGCATCTCTCACTTGGTCTTACTCCGTTTGGTTGATGCCACCAACTCAGGCTTCGGCGGGTTCTTGATCTCGTGCATCGCCGCGACACCATCTGGCACCGGCCCGCCCACGCGCGCATCCGCCACCTCGGCGGGCGTCACACCCTTTTCCAGCCCCGACAGCAACGCGTCGTAGCGCACGGCCTCTGCGCCGGCAGCGTTCTTGTCCGACTGCGACAAGTTCTTCACCGCCTCGGCCAGCGTCTTGCGAATCTCCGACCGGATGAGTTCGGTGTTGAGCACGTCCTTTGCCTTCGCGTCGGCTGCCTGCGCCTCTTCCCTGCGCTTTTTCTCGGCTTCGTCTACCACGACGTTCAGCGACATATCGCGGACCCGTACGCGCTCCTTCAAGAGTTCGTACCAATCAACGTAGATCGCCTCGCCGGGCGTCACCGACCGCGCGAGATCGTCAGCAGCCATGCCGCGCACTTCCTTGGCGATCAGCGACGTGCTGCCGCGCGCGATGGCTTGGAAGTCGCCCTTGATCGACGGCTTCTGGTTGAAGTGCTTGTTGAAGACGATGAGCGATCCGATCACCGATTCGGTGAACACGTCGAAGGCACGCACGACATCCTTGAAGGGTAGGGCAGCCTGTCCCTGAATCATCGACGCGCCGGCAGCGGTGCGGAACGGCTCACTCGGCCCCTTCTGCATGTCGCCGCCCGTCGCCGGATTGACGAACGTCTCTTGGTCGGCATTGTTCCTGAACAGGTCATTCACCTTCAGCAGTTCATCGAGGTGACTGTTCATCGAGATCGAGCGCACGGCGGGAGTGTTAACCGTCTGCGGTGACTCGTCGTCCCGGTACCAAATCTTGTTGGCGAAGATGCCGATCAGGTCTTGGTCGGGGCGCAGCAGTTGGGTGTTCACTTCCACCATGTCGCCACAGACCACGCCAGCGTTGTCGAGGATCATGCGCGTCGCGGCAGCAGTGCCAAGCTGCGAGTCACGCATAATCTGCGGCAGCCCGTTGCCCATCAGCGCCGACTCATCTTCCTCGAAGATGAATACGTGGTACGACGGCAGTGGGTTGTCCTCGCCCAGCATCGCCCACGGGTTGAGGTTGGCGCGGATCACCGTGTCGTCAATGCTCCACACGATTGCTTGGTGCATGTCGGCGAGCTTGGCTTCAGGGATGTCAAGCCCACAACCCTTGAGGTAGTGCCCCGATACCGCGCCATCCCACACTATCACTTCGTATTTGCGGTCGTTCTGCGGCGTGTTGTTGTGCACGCCCAGCGACTTCACCTCGCTCTCGTACGCCTTCGGCTTGTAGTTCCCCTGCTGGTGATCCTTGAGGTAGGTAAGAATCTGATCCTCGAAGAACTCGCTGTTGTCGGCGAGCTTGCGTACCTGCGTGCGCGACATGACGATGCGCTCGAACTGTCCGTCCATCTGGTGCAGATACTTCGCACTCATGTCGGGGTAGTAATCCCACAGCGGCGTGAACTGGAACTGCGGGATCAGGATCGGCGTATCCAACGCCTCGACTTTGTTCGTCTGCTGGTTCAACTGCCAGCGGCGTTGTGCGCGCGAGCGCACCAACGGCCCCTTGAGCACACCCGCGCCGTACATCACGCCCGACATCAGCACGCGCCGGCACAACGAGATGAAGCTGACCGTCTTCGCCCCACCCAATTCGGTTAACTGGTCCGCGATCTCGGTTTCGAGATTTCGCGCGCGTTCGCGCGCAAACTCCAACACCGCGTTGGTGATGGTAGCGTCGGTGACCTCTGCGTTGGGGTCTTGCTGCAAGCCTTCGAGGATCGTCGTCAGGTCTTCCGCCGACAGGTTCGGCACGGGCGACGGCCCCACCTCCCAGCACTTCTCGCTGCTGGGGAAGAGCAGATTCATCAGGCGGGACACCATCGACACGACCTTGACGCGCGTGAGCTTCGGGTATGCGCGCGACTTGTCCTTCGGAATCTCTCTATCTACCTCGTCATCGTACTTGCCCAAGTACTGACGCAGATTCTTCGTCCACTGAAGTTCTGCGAGCCGACGATCCTTCTCGTACATCTGGAAGTCGGACGCGAGCTTGGAGCCGAGGGATTTGATCTTCTCTTTGTTGAGCACGGGGGCCGGCTCAACGATACCGGGCAGTTCTGCGGGGGTGGGTGCGGCGGCTGCGGGGTCCATAGGTATCTCCAAAGCGGGTTGAGTCAACGCATCGAGTAGATGTTACGGCCCCTTGGCGGTACGAATCCACTTTCCTTGCGGTGCGCTTCGCGCGCAGTGCCCTTGTAGAAGTAGCGGCACAGGTACGAAAAGGCGTCACCGGGGTGCGAGTACGCGTTCTTTTCAGGTTCGTCGTGAGTCTTGCCCTTCCGATCAACCTCATACCGCCAACCGGACTGCAAAGCGCGGATAGTATGCTTGCAATGCGGTGAAATCAGCAACGCCGGCCCGTTTCGCGTGAGCCGCGTCGTGAAATGCTCGATTGCCTCAATCCGACCGGGTAACTGGTTGTTCATATCGGGGAATTTGACCGTAAAACCCCCCTTTTTCTTGTCTTTCAGGGTGTCTACGATGGTCCGTTCGTTGTTGCTAGAGCGCGAATCAGCAGCCGGATCAGGGGCAATAATGAACTCAAATTCGACGTATTTGGCCCTTAAAAGGGGCTTCAGACGGTCAGAAACGATGCGTTCAGCCCCCATATCGCGCTGAACTAGCTCATCCACGACGGTTAAGCGCCCATCCAAGTCCATTTGGCCGAAAATCAGCGCGCTCCCACCAAGGCCGGGGTCGAACCCCGCGACCAATGGCAGCAGAATCGACCCCTTGAGCGGTTCCTTGGCGACGTGAATCTGCGGATTGAACGTCACCACGACGGGCTTACCGCTGAGTGACCACCCCCACTGCACTTTGATGAACTGGTTGATCCACGGTTGGCTCTTTCCTATTGCGAGCGACG